CTCCTGCCATACCTGCTTCCCCGTTTTATCGCTGTCTGTCGGTGTCGCGGTATAGGGTACATATTCCTCCATATCGTCAAATAATATTTCGCAATTTATCGCCCCGTGTTCAAGGCTGACAGGATTTTTTATATCTGTAATGTTCATTAACGATACCTTATAAATATTCCCAGAATATAATCACTCGTTTTCAGCCACGGATAGGAGGTCAGACTCCAGTAATATCCGGGAAACGTATGTTCCTCTTTAATATGAAGAGTCTGTTCGCCACTTTCATCGACTGTAATTATATATGGCTTCAGAAGTGAACCACTTAAAGCATCACCTCGCTTCAGGGTGTATCCTCCGGGCTTATCCTGATAACGAAATGCCGCCTGAACAATACCGCCAGCCTCCGGTGATGCATTCAGCCCGTTGGAATAAACTGTACCGGACAAAAAATCAATTAATTCCTTATCAGTTCGTCTCCAGAGTTCCCATGCCGGGACACCAGAAGTGCCACGGGCGTAATAAACCTCTCCATTAACACCGTAAAAAAAATAAATCTTTTTTACGCCGTTAGTTGTACCTGCTAAATTTGAAGCCCAGATAATTTCAAGAATTCCACTGAATAGTACTTTTGGTATCACTATGTCGGGGTTTGCATAAACCAGATAACGCCCCGGTTTTGCGTCTCTTATCCAGGAATCAAATTCGGCTCTGGTGTCAAAGCTAATCCTGTCATTAATATGAAAAATTTCACCAAAACCCAGTGCCCCCGGTATCGCCAGTCGGCCTTCTGTCCGGTCGTAAATATCACTCTGTGGCTCCATTGTGGCGGCGCTTTTCAGCTCCAGTACTGTTCGCATGGCTTCCGGCGTTTCCTGCGCCAGCAGTGAGCGTCCCTTTTCTGACAGGGGCGCAAGGGAGACGTATTCATCTGTGTCAAAGTACGGAAGCGTGTCAGCACGTTGTGTCAGGTTGCTGAGTGCCGTTAACACATCACTGAGTGGTTGTTTACCCGCCAGCGCGTTAGTGACGGTTGTCGCAAAGTTCGGGTCATTGCCCAGCGCCGCCGCCAGTTCGTTCAGCGTGTCAAGGGCTTCGGGAGATGAATCCACCAGTGCAGCGAGCAGTTTGCGGACAAACGCCGCATTAGCTATTTCAGTGCCTGCTGCATCATCTGGCGGTGTTGGCGCTGTCGGCGTTCCGGTCAGTGCCGGGCTGTTTAGTGGCGCGCGGGTTTCAATCAGTGCCCTGAGTGAAGCCTCGTTGACCTTCAGGTTCTCCCAACCAACCAGATAACCACCACTGGCAGTCCAGTAACGGTTGTAATAAACATGGCCGTTAATGCCATAGAAAATAATGATTTTAGGTATATATACCGGACTGGGATTGTGCTGATATTCTGGCCAGATAATGTCAACAGTACCACTGAACAGCACACCCTGTATTACCACATTTGTACGTGCATAAACGGTATAGCGTCCGGGGTTTGCCCTTTTTACCCACAGTAGAAAATCAGCCTCTGTTTCAAACTCTGTCCTGTCGTCATAGGAAAATATTTTCCCGAATCCGAACATGCCGGGAACCGCCAGTCGGCCTTCTGTCCGGTCATAAATATCACTCTGTGGCTCCATTGTAGCGGCGCTTTTCAGTCCCAGATTATCGCGGGATTCCTGTTGCGCCTCTTCGCCTTCTGCCGCAATTTCTGACAGGTGGTTAGCCGTTTTGAGTGTCGCTGATAATGCGGTATCAATCTCATCCCTGGCCTGCTCCGCATCAGATGCGGCCTTTCTGGCAGCTTCAGCATCCTGCCTGACCTCTTCGGCGGTATCCTCAATCTGAGAGGCCAGAATTTCGACCTGTTTTTTGTCTTCGGCAACGGCCTCTGCGTTCTGCTGTACGTTATCCGCCAGCGTCTCGCAGTCGCTCTTAATTTGTTGCGCATCAGCGACATGTTGCCCGGCCTGTCGTTCGCTTTCCGCTGCCGCTTCCGCGCTCTGCTGCGCCTGTTGAGCCAGTTCCTCGAATTTCTTCAGAGCTTCCGGGCGCAGGTCAATATCGGTTGCGCCCAGAAAATCATTCAGCGAACCGTCCGTTGAATCTTCATAAACGCGGATGACACCGATTTCTGAAAGGCGCTGTGTGCTTTGTGTCAGGCGAACGCTGTACACACCCGGCAGAACGGGGAAGTCATATTCCCCGTTCTGTGTGGTGACATGGCTGAAAACACTTTTCAGAATTCCTGCACGGTTGTGCAGGGAGGTCAGTGTAATGGTTGCGCCGCCCAGCGGTTCTCCCGTGGGCGTTTTAATCACACCTTTAAGCTGCGGCATCGGGACGCTCCGGCCAGTTGATGGAGTAAAAGGAGGCTTCGTCAGTAACGGTGCTTAAATCCAGTGCCTTTACCGCTTTGATATATGCCATCCACTGCGTAAGACGGGCTTTATCATCGTCGCTGATGGTGCCCAGCTCCAGCTCGGTTTTCCAGTCGGAGGTGATGTCCTTTGCTTCATTCAGCAGGCGCTGGCGTTGTTTTTCTGATAATCGTGGGTAATCAACAGGAACCGGCAGCACTTCGCCGTCTTTGTAATACCAGCTGGCTTCAATGCCAAAACCTTCCGGCAGTTCATCCACTTCCACAATGGTAAAACCAACGGGATAAAGACGGGACACGTCTTCTGCCATTGAATAAATCACGCCGGATTCCGGGTGAACACACAATTTGTATTTCTTCGTGAATTTATCCAGTGATTCATAAAAATCCTGTCCGTCTTCACTGCGGAAATACTGAATGTTTTCACCATAAGGCATCTCTTCCAGGTAATAACGCGAGACGTTTCTGAGTTCCATTATTTTCTCCTTAATTAGCCGGATACCGTGCGCCATCCGCCATTGATATAAATCTGAGTTTGTTTGTAATACACGCCGCCGATGTTATCCGCAGAGCTCCTGCCAGTATCCTGAACGTTAATACCTGACAAAATACAACCTGAAGGCGCGCGAAATACCCAGGAAATTTCGTTACCTCCGGGATTGTGAAACACTTCGCTGGTATATCTGAAATCACGCACAGCGCCGGAATCGGTGCTGCTGATGGTGATATCGCGGGTACCATCAAATGCCGTACCGTTAATTTTGCGTGGGGTCTGTAGTTTGGTGGCGGTTGCTGCGTTGAAGCTGTCTTTTGATGTATACACCTGTGCCCATTCGGACCAGCTGGCATCTGCAGAATCACGTCTTGAACGGATATAAACCGGGGCATGCGCTCCACTCGTACCACTCCAGCCAATCAGCAGTTCACCTTCGCCTGATGCTGTCGCGCCTTTCAGGTGCAGAACATTGCCATAAGTGATGGGGTAGCCGTTGTTGTACGCTTCATACATCTGCAGCCCTGCATTGCCCTGTGCTGTGCCGCTTAATGCCGTCATCCGTCCTTTTGATAAAAGGGTGTCCGGTGACAGGCCAATTGCTTTAATAAATTCGCTGGCTGTGGTTTTCCCGAGAATACCGCGCACAAAAGCACTGAGCGGCGTTAATGCCATTGTGTCTTCGCCCGTAAAATACGGGAACGTATTATTCTGACCGGTTAATCCGGCAATAGCTCCGGCTGAACCACTGTTCGTAATAAACAGTTTTTTCAGCGCCGTCATAATCTGGTCGGTGGTGTTTTTATCCGGTTTGATATTTGCCTGCCGGAGAATTTCCAGCAGTTCGGACTGAATAATATTAAACCAGTCCGGCCCCGGATAGGTGGGCGGAATACCATTCCCGCCTTCGGTGAAATAAAGCGTTGTTTTGCTTAATTCAGCCGCGACAGGTGGCATTACCGGCACACCCGTCGGATTATCCACATGAAACATAAATTATTCTCCGGTGTAATAATATTCATATTCCGTGCCCGCCAGTCGGTAATGCTTCAGCAGGCATTCCAGCTCGCGGGTCCGTTCGCTGATTAATGGCGTCATGACGTCATCAATACAGGTAAACCGTCCGGCATCTTTATCCGGGACTTCCACTTTCAGCAGCCAGCGATACCGGGCCGGATACAGCGGATACATACAGTCACGCAGGCAGTGGTGCGGCAGAATGGCCGTCACCTTAATGGTGAAGCCCAGCGCCGCCGCTGCGGCTTCAATCTGCCAGGTTGCCAGCCCGCCTTTGCGGCGGTATTTCTCCACCACGGCCCGGCGGCGGGCTTCCGTTGTGGTGGCGGCAATTCCGCATTCCGGCAGCGCCAGATATTGCTCCCACTCCGGCAGCAGCTGTAGCGTGGTTTCCGGGCGCATCTCCACATGCAGTCGCGAGGCGTCGTATTCAACGCGGGTTAAACGCTCTGCAAGCGCCCTTAAAAAACGGTTTAAATCTGCATCGTTATCACGCGGCCATGCCTTACCCCGTGGCATGACCTGTTGCAGTGCGGTCAGCCATTCCGTCACGCTGTGAGCCATGTCACCTCCCCGATGGTAATAAGCTCATCCACATCACTGGTGGTGTCTTCCCCGATGTTCAGGAAGTAGTCCGCAATGCCGGACGTCATACCGATGGCCGTGCGCAGCGAGGACACCGGCAGCATCTGACCGGGGGCCAGCGTTTTCTGTAATGCGGTCAGGTTTGCCCGGACGGCGTTCCTGTTCGCCTGGCTGTCCGGTGTCAGACGGATGGACAGATCGACTTTCTTCAGCCTGACCTGTACCGGCCAGACCTCGATGCCGCCCGGTTTGCCCACCATCACGCCGGTGGCCGGGTGTTTGTGACAGAACAGATACTGCTCCATTGTCTTCAGGTCTTCGCGGGTCGGCACAATGTCTTCACGGTCATCATAAAGCCATGCCAGCCCGACCGTGCCGGGGCCGTGCCATGCATCCCACGCCCACGCGCGGCTGACGCCCGGCACTTCACGCGCCCATATCACGTAGTCATGCAGTGCACCGCCCACCGGGGGATTACGGCGCACATACAGCAGACGGTCCAGCAGCTCTGCGATGGATTCGATATCTGCGCCACCGGTGATGCCACTTTCAGTCACCGCGCCGGTGCTGCCCGTTCCGGGTAGCGGGGACAACAGAGTGAGCACGGCACCGGCAGCAAGATTGCCCGCCACACCGGCTTCTTCAGCCTGCACGATGACGGTGACCTCGCCGTCCTGTACCTCGCCGGATGTGAGCACCTGATACACCTGATTCGTGTCGGACTGCATCCGGGTTTCTGCCGGGAGGGGAGACTGACTGGTGAAGGTCACCGGCCCGCTGGCAAAGGTGGCCTGCTTGCGGATAACCCCTTCATACGTTGCCGTTTTAATAATGGTTTCATCATCAGACGCGGTGGACGGAATAATCTGGTCTTTAATCCAGCTCTGATGGTCGTATAAATCCCGAACCTGACTGCTGAATGACACGTTCAGCGCCTGCTCAACACTGACAGGCGGCAGCTTTTGCAGGCCGAGTTCATACGCAATATCTTTTTCGCCGTCGGCAATCAGTTTGCCCAGCGTGGGGATTTCATACGGCATTAATGGTGGCCTCCCATCGGCGGGTGATTTCAATTGTGAGCGTGGTTTTGTCCGGGCGGGTTAACACCACCTGAAAGGCAATACGGTCAGGGACGATGATTCTGGCCGTGACGGTGGCGTTACGGGCGTAACCGGCCCGCAGCAGCGGTTGCATGGACAACCGCGCGTAATCTTCCACACGCAGGCGGACATCTTCCGTCAGCTTTTCACGCTCAAGCAGCCACAGGCGGGAACCCCACGAAAAATCGCTGTACGTGTCGCCCGGCCAGCCGCGCGGGTCGCCAGAGCCGTCAGGAATGACATCATCGTCATCAGCACGGGCATCGGTGAAAAGGCAGATAAGAACCTGAGTGACCAGCCCCTCATCCAGTGAGAGGCCGTTATGGGTGACGGTGATGTCACCCCGTGAGAGCATGTTATTCCAGCGGATTCCTGTCGTCATACGGGCGGTGATGTATTCTCATTGTCGCCGTCCCTATGAGTGTGTTTGATGAAAGATTTGCCGTTGATGGTGACATCTTCAGTAAATTCACAGGGACCGACGAATTTCATTTGTTTACCGATAATATTCAGCAATTCGTCGGCGGTGAGATTTACCGTTTTCCCTGAAACGTTTAATTGTTCTCCTGTGATTTCAATAATTCCGCCTTTCTTTAACGTGATATGTGATTTGCCGTCCTGGTGATACAGCCGGACGTCGCCGGGGGACAGACCTTTAGGGCGACATCGCTTGTCCTCCACCGCGATGGCAACCAGCCCGTCACGCCGTCCGCCAACGGCCAGCACAATAGCTTCAGAACCTTCCGGCGGAACGGAAGTAAACCCGTAGTTCTGGAAGCGTTCCACGTCGTCGTCAGTGGCATCTGCCAGCGTCTGGATTTGCAGGTTCTGCCGCTCCAGACTGTCAGACACCATGCGGACAATGGCACGGTCAACCAGCAGCCGCAGACGGCGGGCAATGGCGTTTAATCCCATGTGGCCACCGTCTTTGCTGATTTCTTCGTCTTCGCTTTCATTTCCGGCATATCCAGAGATTCAGGCGGAACCAGCGCCAGAACCGTCATCCGCCCCTGTGCGCCATCCGTCCAGGTCACCCCGGATATCAGCCAGGTGGTTTTCAGGTTCTGAATGCTGTCGTCAATATCGACAAGGCGGTTGGTCTGCCACAGCGGGCCGCTGTCGCCCTGTTCGCGCCAGCCTGCCACCGTGATTTCCGTCGTGCGGGCCTCTCCCAGCATCCGGGCCTTGTACCATTCCCCGCGAATGCTGGCACCGCCCACGGTCAAACTGTCTTCATTGACCAGAATGCGCGGGCGGTAACGGTTAATTTCCGGGTCTTCGGTGATGTACTGGCGACCACCCACCATCGAGGCAGGCTGGCTGTCCCACAGTTTGCCACCGGCACTGGTGGTGCCCTTGATGATGTACTGGCTGTTACGCTCCCGCCAGCTGAAGCGCCCACGGGCGGCGAGGATATTTTTTCCCAGCATCAGTGACACGCCCGCGCGAACGGAAGAGGCGCGGGTGATAATCAGGTTACCTGCACCGTCAGACGTCAGCAGAACACCGCGCTGTTTTGCCAGCCGGTCGAGCAGTTCAAACCCCGTTTCACCCTGTTCCAGAACGACAGACGCAAACGCCTCCCCGGTCGGGGTTTCCGTGATGACGGTTATCCCGAACGGGCGGCAGACATCAGCCGCCACCTGTTCAAGCCGCACGCCTTTCCATTTCCCGGACGAATGCACCACAGAGCAGTCCACCAGGTCGCCGGTTTTGTCGCGCCCCATGACGCGAATCTCCACGTTATCTGCGTCATAGCTGGGGATAAAATCATCGATATACCCCGTCAGCACGGTATCCGCGCCCAGCCTGACCGTGCAGGGTTGCCCCTCACGAATCACGCGCGGTGCCGCTGCCGACCAGCGGGTTGTCACACTGAGATCAAACTCACCGGCAATCGCCTTCAGGGAACGGCTGATGGACATTTCCGTCCAGCCTTCCCACAGTTTGCCGTCAACGGTAAGAATCACGGATTCCATCAGTCGGTAATCTCCACAGGTTGCGTTGGCAGTATGAATGACGGATGGCGCAGGCGGTTACGCTGCACGATTTCATCCCGTCGGCTTGTGTCACCATGTTCGCGCCATGCCAGCAATGCGGCAGATGTGGTTGTGGTCAGCGTCACCTGCCGGGTTTCCGGCAGACGGGCGGCACGCTCGCGGGCATCCGTAATCACGGCCTGCCGTAAATCGCGCAGCGTTCGCCACAATGCCCGCTGGTTATTTTCCACCGCCGCCACCGCCTGCTCATGCAGTTCAGCCGCCAGCGTGTCACCGGCAGATAATGCCGCATCACTGGTATCGAACGTCATCGAGGCCACGGCATTTGCCTGTCCCAGCAGGGTTTCCAGCACAACCACCTGGCGGAAGTCGTCAATGTTCTTCTGCAGGCTGTCAGACACCGGCTGATAATCCGGTGACAGCCCGATGGCAAAGCCAATTTCGCCGTCTGCCACGCTGCCTGGCTTCACGGTGATATCTTCCGGCAGTGCGCCGGTGGCAACCTGTCGGGCGCGTTCTCCGGCCCACTGGTTGCGTAATGTCGTGTAAACCGCCAGTGCTTCGGGTGGTTCCGTCACCAGATCAACCACGCCGTCGATGAACGAGGACAACTCACTGACCAGACGTCCCGGCGTGGCAATAATGGTTCCGACCATCTCCTTAAAATGGTTCAGCCTGTCCATCCACTGATTCAGTGCTGCCGGTAGCGTGGGCAGGTTAGCCACAAAGTTTTCCATATCGGACAGAAAGCTGTCGGCCATCTCACCCAGCCCGTCAAGTGCGCCGAACCAGTCGCCACCGTCAATGGCCGCTTTTACCGCATCAATACCCGTCAGCACTTCCTGCTGCGTGTTATCCGCCGCAGACGGGAACAGGCGCTCGCCTGCCTCAAACACTTCAAAGGTGACATACGCAATGCCGTCTTCCTCCGTGCTGAGGCGATGGGTGACCTTGCCAACCTGTACGGTCTGTATCCCGAACCACGGGTGAATAAGCTCGCCGGGGCCGGGGGTATTAAGCGCGTCTAAAAGGGCGTTTAAATCAGCCTGGAAGTTTTTACCTGGCAGCTTTGCGTTAATCTGCTGTTGCCCCGGAACGGCCCCGTTATCATCCGTCCAGGCGGTTTCGCGCCGGGGATACGCACGGGGAATGGCACGACGGCCACCGGTGCCTTCCGTATCCACCAGAAAGAAGGGGACGCCACGAAACGAGGCGTCGCGCAGCCCGTCCCATTTGCCTTTGCTTGTTGTCATTACCCTTGCTCCACGCTGGTGACGCCAGCCTGCGCACTGAGTCTGACGCCGGGTTGATCCACTCTGACACTTTTCACGCGGGCGTCACCTTCCACCACCACACGGATTTCCCCCTGCAATTGCTGCGGAAGGAAAGGATAATTCTGTGTGGGTTGCATACCTGCCCACGGTCGCGTGTCGGCAATGTTCTTATCACCAAGCGAATTGAACCAGTCTGTTACCTTACGCCAGACGGATTCCAGTGCTTTCTGGTTATCCTGGCTTTGTTGTGCGAACTCGCGCTCCCACGGGCTGGCGCTGGCATCACCAGCAACGGATTTAGTGAGACTGTGAACCTCACCCGGCAGGGCGTATTGCGTGGTCAGAAAATCGTAAAATTCCAGAGCACCGGCAATGATGCCAGCGCCTTTACCTGCCTTTCCTCCACGGTTACCCGGACCCCGAGGATTGCGGGGGTTACGGGGATTGCGCGATGAATCCGGCGTGTCCGGCAGACCGCCGGTATTACCATTCATTCCGCCACTGCCCATATTGACCACATACACCGGCATCACGCCGGAGCCGAAAACATCCGTAATACCGCCGGGTATCCCTTTGCCTTTCCCTTTGGGATTCATGATGTCGTGGATGGTTTTACCGAACTGGTACGTCTTTCTGATGGCGATAATGCCACCCAGCGCAATCGCCATATATTTACCGACCTGCAACCAGTTCTGGACAGTGTTCTGGTCCACGCTGTTGAGCGCATCAGCCAGTTCCTGAACGGGTTTTGCCAGTTGTCCTTCAGCAAAACGTTGCCATTCGTTATTCAGTGACTGCATTGCGGCATTAAAGCCTTCAGCATTGGTCTGTGCGGCTTTTTGTGTGGAGCCCACTTCAGCTGTGCCGTAAATCATTTGCTCCAGCAATTGCCGGTTTTCTGGGCTGAGTAACGCTTTAATCCCCTGCATCCCTGTCTGATCAAACACATCCTGAAGTTTCAGCGGGTCGTATTTAGCCCGTTTGAGAATTTCCATCATCAGTTCATAGGGCTTTTTAATGTCTTTTGTGCCTTTGACAAAAACGTCAACCCCGTTTTTTTTCAGGAACTCAATGTTCTTTTTGTCCGACAGGGAGGCATACATGGCCTGAATACTGGTTACCGTCTCATCAATGCTGCCTTTGTTTTTGGCGAACACCTGAGCAAACGCTCCCATCTGGGCAATGGCTTCCGGCCCCTGATCCTGAATGATGGAAAACAGTTTTGGGGCCGCGCGTGCAACATCAGCAACGCTGACAGAACCCACCGCGAACTGTGCATACAACCTGTCCATCGTGTTGCTGACCGCATCAGCGCCCCGGACGCCTTTTTCCCAGAACTGCGCCATCAGCCCGGCGGCCACCTGTCCGTCAACACCAAACGCCTGCATAAACAGCCCCATGTTGCGCAGGTTATCCACCACATACTGATAATCACCGGTTTTTCCCAGCAGGGCATCAACCCCTTCACCGAGGGCTGAAGCATCAATGCGGATATCCTTCTGATTGGAAACGTCCCGGATCGCGTTCTTCAGCGTATTGACCTGATCTGCGTTTAATTTGGCATTGGTTCCCATACGCCGCATTTGTGCATCAAAGTCGGCGACCTGTTTGATGGTAAGGCTACTGCCAAGCCCGGCTATCATTGCCGTGTAGCGGTTACCCAGGGTGTCAAGGCCACGCCCTGCGGCCTCTGTTGTGGCTTTGACAAGGCGCATGGCCTTCTGATGGTTCCGGGCGAACTGCGACATATTTGCGCCGTATTGCCGGGCTTTGGCGGTCAGGTTCCCGGCAAGGTTGATCATGATTTCCGTGCTGAGACGGTTACCTGTTGCCATGCTGTTTCTCCAGTTGCTTTATCAGGCGGAACAGCTGCCGCAGGGGCAGCTGTTCCAGGTACTGAATGCTGAATCTCTGGGACAGGTTAACCAGCAGGTTCATCAGTGCCGCCGCCAGCGGCATCAGTTCGCCCCCGCGTTGCCACCTCCTCAAGCATTTCATCCAGCGCAGCAGCTTTGGTGCTGATAAGTTCAAGGTCTGCCGGGTGGAGCATTCGCAGCTGTTTCATGTCCAGCGGGCCGGGAATGCTGCCGATGGCCGCAACCTGACGGCGCATCATCTCCAGCCCCATCAGCACTTCAGAACAGTAGGCCACCGCCTTTCCGTTCCCGCCCATGACGACGCGTTCTGCGGCCAGTTGCGCATCAATCACGTCACTGGCGGTCAGTTCGCGCAGCTTCACGGTTTTATGCAGGGTTTCATCTGCCGTGCCTTTGCCGGTCAGAAGCCCGTGTTTCAGTTCAAATTCCATTTCAGCCATGTCACACCTTCACGCATTTTTCACCGATAAAGTTGGCACTGATGGTGCCGGAATCCTCGTCCAGCTCCGCCGGGTTATCCGTGGCGGAACCCGTCATCATGTAGTTCAGGCCGTTGTCGCCGTAGAACATCACCGTGACGTCTTCCCAGCTGCTGATTTCAATCACGTCCATATCCGCTGCCGCCGCAATGGTCACCTTGATGGACGGCGAGGCCATCTTGCTGGAGATACCCCAGACCTTGCCGCCGCCCATATGCTGGGTGCGGCTGAAGCCGCCCGGATTCAGCGTGGATTTCCCCTCGGTTTTAATTTCGCGGCCATTCACGCGAATGGTCGCCATGCCAAGAATTTTTGCCATGCGGCCCCCTTAAAGTTTGAACTGAATCAGGCCTGCCAGCACACGCAGCTGGTTCACCAGATTCGGGTGGCAGATAAAGTTCAGGCGGTTTTTATCGCTGCTGTCGCGTGTCACCTGAAGCGTGTCCTTGTAATCGCTGAAGTTCTCCACAAGGCCCGCAGGAATAAGTTCGGTCTGGCAGATATCCAGCAGCTCTGCGGTGCACAGCTTCGGCGTCATTACCGGCTGACCGGCATCCAGTGAGTCCAGCACGTCATCATCTGCCAGCTTGTGGCGCGGATAACGGTTCGTGAAACGATTTTTGATGATGTAACGGATACGGCCCAGCGTGGCGGGGGACTGCACATCAAGGTACGACACATCCGCATCACCGTACTGATTAACCCGGTACATGGTGATTTCACGCTCGATGCAGACGTTATCCCCGGCGTCCACCATGTGTGTGGCAATGCCGTCATGCAGCAGCAGGTTACGTTCCGGCATATCCCAGCGAACATTACGCGCAGGCGGCAGAATGCCGGTCAGGACCAGCGTCTGAAGCGGACGCGCCGGGTCAATGGCAAGGTGATACGCTGCCGTTGCGCCGTATGACGCGGCCCACATCCACGCAGGGTGCGGTGACAGGTTGGTGCCGATACAGCTAATCAGCCAGTCATTGCGGGTTTCACCAAACGTGCCTGTCTCGCCGTGTGTGCCACGAAATGCCGTCCACAACTGCGCCTCCATCATTTTGAGCGGCCCCCAGCGGTTCAGCAGTTCATCACGCAGGGTGTTCAGGCTTTGCGTGTCGGTGAACGGGGCGATGATATCGGTGAACCACTCCGGGCCGATGGCCGCAACGGCATCCGCCATTTCCGGTGTCCCGGTGCCGCCGGTAAACGCAGTAGCGGTCACCTTCACACCTGCCGGGAAGGCTTCACCGGTGTAGTAGTTCAGGCGAACGTCGGCACCGTTGCCGGTGACGCCGTGCCAGTTTACGGTCAGCTCCACGGTATCTGTGGCATCATCCTTCACCGCAGCGGCCACCTGCGTGGCAGGCTTTTTCGTCACCGCATCAGCAATGGCTTTTGCAATGTTTTCCTTCGTAGCCCCGGCGCTCACGCCCACCTGAACGGACACACCGTTAATCAGCAGTGCCACCGTTCCGGCCTCTGTTGCTGTCCCCAGCACGGTCAGCGTGGCTTTTGCGGCAGCGCCTTCAGGCGCGGCAACCGGCATTGCCCAGGTTTCCGTGTACGTGTTGGCACGACGCAGCATTTTGAGCATTTCAGCCAGCATCGACCCTTTGCCATAAAGCTGGTCTGCCTGGCTGTCACTGGTGATGCGGGTCAGTGACAGGGCGTCTGCGCTGCCGGACGATACCGCATGGCCCATGACCAGAATTTTTCGGCTTTGCGCGGATGCACCATCCAGCGCCTGTGAATTGTCGATATCGATCCAGACAAGCGGGACGCGGATATCATCAGGAATTGAACCCAGCGACATTATTTTTTCCCTCTGGTTTTGTTGTTATTTTTCGGAAGTGCGGTTATTTCCACATCTCCCTCGGCTTCACGGCGCAGCCAGTAAGCGCAGACGTCGAGACGTTCCCCTTCCGGGGATAAATGCGCGCCATCCGGTTTACGGACACGGACGTTTTCCCGCGCTGGCTTAATCAGTTTCTGTTCCATCGTCACCCCGTACATGGATCACGTCGTTAATTTCAGTGTGTTCACCGCTACGCAGCGTCGCTCCGAGGCGCAGGAAGTCCGGGAGCGCGGCGAGATCAATCTCTTCATCCAGCCGAAATTCCTGCTCCCACGTCACCGCCCACATGGTGACACCCAGCCCGTCGAGGCTGACGGAGTAAATGTTGTCTGCCCGCACATCAGCAGCCATGCGTTCAGCCCCCATGCCCCCGGTGGCATCCGACGACAACAGGAGTTTGATCACCTTCCCGGCCAGCACTTCACAGCGCACGTCGCGGGAATACCCCCACGAATCCGTCGCCATGATGTAAGCCACCCAGGTGACCAGACCGGACAGCCCGCCGCGCGGGTTGATATCCCGGACACGCAGGGCAGCTACCCGGATACAGCCGGTGCGACCGGACAGATAGCGCCTCACTTCTTCCGGGCTGTTGAACTGGCCGATGTGACGCTCCACCACGTCGGCCCGGTCAGGGGTTTTCCCCTGAAGTGCTGTTTTCAGCCAGGCCACAATGCGCTCTGCGGCCGCAACGGTGCTCCCCGGTGTGCGCAGTTCAGGGCGTTGTTCTGTCATGGCAGAACCTCCTTCCAGAAATGACTGATAACCTGTTGCAGCTCCTGCTGGTTGGCAGAAGACAGCCCCAGAAATTCACGTTGCGGAATGTTCATCATGCGGTGATGTGCGCCGACGGTCTGCCAGACCGGATATTTCAGCGCCCGCCCGAAACACTGCGAGATAAGCCGTTTGTGGGCGCTGACCGGCACACTGCCGGAAAAGCCGTCGTTCATGATGCGGGCATAATCCAGCGGTGAACCGATACGCACCACGCGGTTTTCCACGATGTACTGGATACTCTCCAGCAGATGGCCTTCACCGCGCAGCAGACTCTGGTTGCCGTGGCGTGTCTTTTTGTACCCGTCAGACCAGTCCGGCCAGCGTTCGCCACCCGGACTGGTTTTCTCATCGATGATGCGGCGGCGGGTCTGTGATTCCACCACCGCACCGATACTTTCCAGCAGCTCTGCCTGCAATGAACCATCTGCCAGCTTTTCAACGGCGCGGCGGATATCCTCCAGACGCTGGTCACCGCTGACCTGTACAGAAATCCCCATCACAGCACCCCTTTCAGGTTGTTACGGGTGAACAGCCGGGCATTGGCACCCACCACAATGATTTTCCCGTGGTCGGTTTCTGCCGGGGTGGCATACGTCGGCAGGCCCAGATCACGGGTGCCGTTCGCCATCTCACGCAGGGTTTTAATGGCGTCGTCGTAGCGTTTCTGGATCAGCTCCGTGATTTGATTGTCACGCTCTGACAACCAGTAAAACGCCAGCGATACCGCCACGCGTTGCAGCGGGCGCGGGATTTCCGTCACTCCCAGCGGCAGCTGGTAGCGGCGGGACAGAAACGAATCAATTTCCGCTTCGGCATCACTAATGGCCTGACGGATTTTGTCTTCATCCAGTTCGTTGGTTTCCCGGTTAATCGCCATGTTCCAGACAAGATTGCCGTCCGCGCGTAACAGGTCTTCCTGCGTGATATACCCCATCAGCCTTTCTCCGCTTCCCGGACAATCAGATTCGGTTCAGCCATCAGGCGGGTGGCAACCGCAGCGCTCACCGCCACATCCTCACCGGCATGTGACCAGAAACGGCCACAGCGCCAGAACCCGTTTTCAGACACGGCCCGGACGTTCAGCCGGACAGGGGCGTCACCCTGTACAGCAACCGTGTCTTCAGCCGGACGTGGTTCATTCGCCTGACCGTCAGCCACAATAACGTCTGCCAGCGGTGCCGGGTTTTCCTGTGCAGCGCTGTTCTTTGCGGCTTTCGCGCCTTTGGTTCCTGCTTTTTCACTCATGACTCTGCCTTTTAAAAGGCAGTTAAAAGGGCATTCGCAGCGCCTTTTAACTGCGGGTTACAGATTACGGATGACGGGTTATGCCGGGGTGGTGATGTACGGGCTGTCCACGATCTCCACATCCTTGTACCAGATGTTGGAATCGCCGCCGTTAACCAGCATGGCGTCAATAATGAGCTTCGCGTCCGCACGGTTTTTCGGCCCCACCACAAGGGTGGTCGGGCGGATGCCCAGCGGCTCACCGTTGGTGCCCTTCATGCCCCGCAGCAACTCATTGGCTTTTTTGTAGTTCTCCACCGTCAGTGCTGCACGGGAACCGACGGCGGTCTGCCAGAAGCCGAAGCCCGCATTACAGCGACCGTCCACGCCGTACAGGAACTCGTGGTTCTTGAAGGTGTGCTCGCTGTTCAGATCGTCCAGGGCTTCAAATTTAAAGGCGCGTCGCGTCTGCCAGATGATGGGTTTCAGCACCTGCGACTCATCAATCAGAAACCACGGTTCGCCCTGGTCCGTTCCTGGTGTACCGACAACGTTGCTGTAGGTGCCGTCGCCCAGCGGGTGGTCTTCATCAAAGAAGTTCTGGCCGTCAAAGCACAGGGTGTTAAACCCGGCACACAACAGGGCGTAACACAGCTTGTCCGGGAACACAGCAGTCATACGGCCATAGCGTTCGGCGGTAATGCTGTACTGACCTATCTGGTCATCTTCAATGTGTTCGCGCTTAACGCGAATGGAACTTTCCCAGAGTTTGTTGGTGATGGTGTAACCATAACCGTCCAGCGTTGCCAGCTGACGCTCACCGACCCATTCTTTGATGTCCGGTAAATCTTTCATCCAGCCGTAGGTGTTGGAGGCGGACGAACTCGGCACCTCAGAAGCAATACGATTCCACTGCGGTTCGACACCACTCAGTCCACGGGTAAAGGCGGCGCTCAGGCAGGTGGTCAGCGCGTGAAGGATTTCAGAACTGACAGTCTGTCCCATTAGTTATTCTCCTGTTTTGGTTTAGCGGCGAGGAACTCTTCCCCGGTAATACCCATGCTGCGGCACATCGCCAGTTCGGCGTCAGTCAGTGTCTGCGCGGGTTTATCCTTGCCCTGGCTGGGCTTGTCGTTGTTCACCAGCGGCTGTGCACCTTTGGTGTACTCCGCAAACTGTTTGCGGCCTTCTTCCGTGCGGCAGGTGGCAAGGAACATGTCACGGTTTGCCGGGGCCACTTTTCCGGCCTCAATGGCCGCATCCACAAGCGCTTCTGCTTCCTTCTCTTCCAGTTGCTGAAGGCGTTGTTCTGCGGTTTCGGCACGGTTCAGTGCCAGATTGTGGGTTTCCACCGGTACAAACTTCGTCAGGTCAGGTGTCTGTGCGCGGTTCAGCGCCACCTGTTCGTTCTCCTGAAGTTGTTTAATGGCGGCCACGGTATCGTCCACCGTGGCAGATTCAGCCAGCCCAAGCAGGCCGGTGATTTGCACAGGTACTGTCATCGGGTTTTTCTCCGTATTCAGTGCAGGAAAGTCCAGGTTAGGTTTGTTGGTCAGCCCGACGCTGGACAGGCGCGTCACCACACCGTCTGCGTCAAAGAAAAACGCCGGGCTGTAATAGCGGTAACGGCGTTCGCTCAGCATCCACCGGGCGTACTCGCTCCAGACAACACGGCCTTCAATGGTGCCGCTGTCCGTCACGCGCAGCTCTTCCACCCAGCCATACGCCGGGGCTTCATCACCGCGTTGCCCTTTAATTTCGGTGGCGTGTTCAATGTCCACCGGAATTTTGATGTCGGACGAGCGGGCAACCACCTCATGCGGATTGCGGTTAATCCACGTCCGGCCATCGCGCCCGGTGAACTCACCTGCAGGGACGAGTTCAAGCCATTCCGGCAGTTGAGCGGGGGTCAGCTCAGGGATGGGTTCTGGCAGGGAAAAACACAGCGCCAGCAGTTCCGGTTGCATGTCAGTCTCCGTCGTTTGGGGTTACCGACGGTCAGTATGCGGAAGGCAGAAAAAAAGCCGGATTTACCGGCTTCACTGAAAACGGGAAAATACCCCCTTCAAAACCCCTTCAAAAACGCCACAGCATCTTCAAAAACGTCAGAATGCACATTCACGCCATCAGAATAAAAAACGCGTTTCTGATGCGTTTCAGGGGGATTTACGGCGGGAGGGTTACTCACTGTCAAAACGGGCCTGTTTTGTCGCCAGCTGGCGCGCCAGCTCCTGCTCACGGTTTATGCCGGGATTGTAGTTCCAGCCCGGATCAATCCCTTCCGGCACATCTTCCTCTTCGCCCGTGCGTTTGTTCACCCAGCGGACAGTTCTGATTTCCGGCGCTTCGGTGTGAATGGTGCCCTGTGCCGCCAGTTGCGCATATTCACCACGGCTGACCTGACGGATGGTGCATTTGCAGCCCCAGCCGTTAGGGGCGAAATGCGTCTGCCAGAACGGGTGGTCTACAGGCAGACACAGACGCGCCCATTTCACATGCTCCGCCCGGTGCTCGCGGGATGGCCCCAGCTCGTAAATCAGATACGGCATGGCCCGCTTTGTCCGTTGAATGCGTTCCCACTGGCCCGCCGCGCGGGCGGTGCGCATGTTGGTATCGTAAATCGTGCGGAGGCGGCGGTCGCTGCCCAGCTGTACGGTTCGGGTTTCGCCCGTCAGCGGATCATCCATCTCCTGTACGCCCCACCAGCCGCGTTTTATCAGCAGCGGTTGCAGCGCCTCCCGGAACTCGCTGAACGTCTGCCCGCTTTGCAGGGCGTCTTCCACAAGGGCTTTCACATCCGACAACAAATCCAGTTGCAGCATTTTTGCCACGGTGAAGCTGTTCCGGTGTTCTTCCCGCCATACATCCCGGTAATCAAAACCGGGGCGCAGCTTCTTCGCCTTCAGCCACGCCAGCGCCTCTTTCGGGATGAGAGTTTCACGCATGACCGGTGTCCCCCAGCGCACGCGCCTTAAAGCACACCTCCGCCAGTTGCAGGGCAAAGTCGTCCGCGTTCAGCGTTTCCTGAAGCTCAGGCAGGCGTTTCAGAAAGTCATCAAAACTGTCGCATTCCTGCGCCAGTGTCAGCACCGGGTTCGTGAACGCTTCGCCGGTTTTCTGCCAGTCACGCAGGGCATCATCCACCATCAGCGCCAGTTCGTCGGAGTGTTCACGGTTCAGGGCGACGCGCTCGCGGTTCATCGCCATATCACCTGACATTCCGGCAGAAACCGGATGCAGAACATCAGCCCCTTCGTCCGGTTCAGCCAGGCCGAACCGGTCCCGCAGCTCCGATTCCTGAACACGCATCCCCCGGTCAATCAGCGGCACCAGGGCATCTGTCAGCGCCTTCAGATCTTCTGCTTCACTGATACGCAGAACAACACGGGGGTAGTGCGCCTGTGGCCCGTAGTTGGCCTCGATATAGGGACGCACCAGATATTCATTCAGCGTGTTAGCCAGTTGCCGCGCGTCCCAGCGCACAATGTCCATACGCACCTGATTGTGCACGTCCGCCTGTGAACGCGAACTGCCGTTATCCGTGGTCATGGTCTGCCCCAGCACAGCCTTACTGATTTGCGCATCGCACCATTCCGCCATTTCACGGAACAGTGCGCCGCCGTTATTCCGGCTGGCGGTTTCCTGCATCTCCAGTTGCATGGACTGCGGAATGGCACACCCGGCATCCGAGGCAATGGAGGCAATTGCATCAATCAGCACGCGGATTTGCTCCTCCGTGGCATTGGGGCCGTATTTCCCCACCGTGACCGGAATACCGAACTTCTCCGCGAACGCCCACCAGTCACGCACGGTATAGGATTTCAGCATGTACATCACCGCCACCAGACGGGCCAGACCGTTACGCAGCGGCAGACCGGATTTCAGACGCGGCTGGTGAACAATGAATTTTCCCGGTGTCAGCGGTACGCCATCCACCGGTTCATCGTCAGTCAGCAGGCGGAACTGGCGCAGCGTGGGTTTTTCGGCTTTCAGAAAACGGGGATCAACCCACTCATAATCACGGGGCATCCAGTGGTTGTTGCGGGTGTTCCACAGAATTTCACAGACCGCCACCCCTTTCCCCAGCCCGTCGAGCAGATCAAACAACAGCTCGGGGATTTGCGGGGCTTCCATCAGTGCACGGATGGCGTCCGCCAGTTGCACGTCAGCATCGTCATCACTGGCGGCCACCACCACCGGTTCGATACCCGCCACCGTCAGCTTGCGGGTGCGCAGCACCGAGGCGTAATGCAAATCGCGCTCTTCCATCTCTTCAGCAAGGATAAAAAAATCACGCGTGATGCCGTCGGCGGCATTGCGCAGAATGCCTGCCAGCCTGCCGGGGTTCAGCCCGGAGGCGACGCTGATACCCGGCGAGGCCGAACGCACACCGGCATGACGCGGACGGGCCTGTGCTTCGTTGAGCGCCTCTTTTTTCAGCGTGTCTTCCTCACCGGTTGCCGGGTTCAGCAGACGGCGAACGGCCCCGGCCAGTTGTTTCAGGTTCACAGTAAACCTCCCTCATTTTTCAGGCCGCGCGTCAGCTTCATCTGGCGGCGCGCGTTGCGTTCTTCCGGTTTCGCCGGGCGGTTCAGGCGGTGCAGCTCGTAACGGCGGCAGTCTTCTTTACTGGCAAGAAACGCCAGGAAGATGGCATAGGCGCTGTCACCGTGACGTTTATGACCATCACTGCCAGTCTTCTCCCTGTCATCAATTCCGGGAGTACCGCGCAGGATGACGATCTGCCCGAGGTCACTAATGACATCTTCATGTTTAGGCAGAATCAGCTCGTCATCCTCAAAGGCTGATTTAAATCGGGGCATATTCTCCCGATAGTGCCCGACAGAAGGCATAACCACTTCGACCTCATCGCCATAACGTTCAGCAGCCTGTTCAGCCAGGTAGTTGCCGTTCCCACGTCCATCAAGTTTGATACCATCTCTGCGGGGAAGGCGATCACAGATAAAGAAAAGCGCCTGCTCCTGTTGCTTGTACGGTACGTTTGCAAGTTCGACTAAAAAGGGGACGGTGCGTGTGGTGTCATCGTTAACCGTCATCGGTGCAAAGACGGTGAGGTGACCAGATCGGGCAAAGTCTTCTCCCAGACAGTGGCGAAGGTTTTGCGGCAACTTATTCAGTTCGGGGAGTACAACACGCTCAAGCCAGTCCCGCATATCCAGTGCCCTGATGCCTTCAGGTGTTGCATTGAATTCTGTCGAGCCGGTGAAGCGCAGGACAGGCCCGGAACCTCGCGCCGCTCGTTCACAAATGGAACGAGCCAGATAAGTACCTCCGCCGTTCTTCGGCTCGCAGTAGTATTCCTCGCGGGCATCTTCTTCAGTCGCGGTGTCATTCAGCAGATTGTTCAGCCATTCAGCCTCGGCTGCTGACGACCATGTCTGTCGGGTGACCTGGCAGATTCGCTTATAAAGCCCCTCAGTGATAGCCAGTTCTATATCAATGCGGTGTACCGAGTAACGGCGTTTTCCGGCGCGACTTTCAGTTATGAGCGTATTGAAGAGGTTCTCAATGCCGTTATGGGTGGAGATAATCCTGACTTTACTGCCCCACATGGTCAGCGCCAGTGCCGCCTTCAGTAACGCGGCAAGGTCGACCTGAAAGGCCGCCTCATCAATAATGACGTTACCCTGCATACCACGCAGGTTGGACGGATTAGAGGACAGCGCCTTAATTTTAAAACCGCTGGCAAAGTTAATGACATAAACCAGTATGTCCTTGTCTTCATCTTTGAGAACTTCTTCCCCAATATCGGATGCTGCCCAGTCGTAAGCTTTGGCCCACATGGCGCAGGCATCAATAAACTCGCGCGCCATGTCTTTGGTCGTGCCGACATAGAAAGTATCGCAACCGCCTGCCTCTCTCGACATTGAGCCATTCAGGGCAGCATCAGCAGCTTCTGCCCAGGTTAATCCAGTACGACGCGACTTTTCGCCGATTTTTATTTGGGCTGTATCAGCAATCCAGCGGCGCTGGTAGGGCAAAAGTACCTGGTCCTGATCAAACTCACCAGCAAGAATTGCCGCAGCGGATGCGCTGTTCAGTACACTGTTTTTAACCATATCAACCATTACGCTATACCCAAGATCTGGCGGCGGATATCAGCTGCGGTTTCCGCGGAAAGCCCCGCCTGTTTGGTAATTTTCTCCAGTTGTGCAGCCGCCTCTTCAGCAAAGGCCTGGCGAATCTCTTTCTCCCGCTTATGGCTGGTCATGGCTGCCGCTTCCAGACGCTGGGCAACCAGCGCCAGTTGCCCCAGCGCCTTCGGTGCAACGGGCTTGTCGTCTTCTGCCATCGACATGGACGTTTCAAAAGCCAGCGTTTTTACAAACTCCATCAGCAGCTTGCCAACGTCTGACGTCGGCGCGGAACCCAGCTTTGCCGCCCAGACTTCGGCCATTTCGCGGGAGGCACGGATTTTTGCCCCGACTTTTTCCATGCGGATGGCATAGCGGTTTAAGCCCGTCCGGCTTAACTGCATCTCTTCCGGCAGGTTGTGTTCGTCAATCAGGGCGTTGATGGCTTCGCGGATTTCTTCCTGCGTGTGCCGCTTTTCCCGCAGCATCTGATGCAACTGCTCCCGGATGCTGTCAGGGAGTAAATCCACTTTGGAAAGACGGCCACGGGTGGGGCGTTGTTCATTTTCCATGTGTGCCCTCCTGTTGCTCACTACGCTGTAAACTTTCGTATGCAGATTTCAGTGCGCCGCTCTGGATTTCCCGCCATGTCAGGTTGTGCGCCAGACGGCGGAGTTCATCACGGGACGCTTTACTTATCGGATTCTTTTTACGGTTCACGACGGCCCCCGTCTTCAGTTCCCGGTGTTTTCAGACCGGCGTATATTTCTTCGCGAACGGAGCGGATATCCTTACCCAGCAGCTTCCACAGCCGCGCACATGCCGGTGATGAACGCAGGGCACGTTTCATGGGGGTATCCGGTGCATCCGGGTTCCAGGGCTTTCCGGTCTGTTGTTCGTATGCACGGACAATGGCGTTTTGCTCAATATCTGCCAGCACAAGGCAGTACGCCAGTTGCCGCACGACGGCCCGTTCTCCGCGACTTAACGGCTTCAGTTTTCGGGCCATGCTCAGTCCCTCGCACGGGGTTTTTTAACGCCCGGAACGCTGGACAGGCCGTTTGCCACATCCTCACCGCTGCCGGTGATTTCAGCCACGTAACAGCCGCCCACATCAGACAGACGAACCAGCCCCTGCTCGCGAAGCCATGCAAGCTGGGTGCGCACCACATCACGGGATACCTTATGACCGTAGGCCTGAAGGCAGGTCTGCAACACGGATTCATTCGCGCTGTCGCCACAGTCCAGCAGGGAACGCAGCAACACCAGACGACGGTCTTCAGTGAGGATCTCTTTCATCGCCATTAATTTTTTTCCTTTAACTCATTCTCTAATAACAAATCGCTGATGCGGGATACCTGGCGGATGGATGGCCCCAGTTCCTTGATTTCTCCCCTCAGGTTGCTGATATCCAGTTGCAGGCGGTGGAACTCATCACGATCAGGTAGCTGATGCACCTGGCTTTCCATCACCGATACACGGGAACGCAACAAATCAAACTCTTCGCGTTTGACGTAGGTCTTCGCCAGAATCAACTGAAGCAGGTTTATTCCTGTCATCAGCAATGCCCACAGAATGGGCCAGTTGGCTCTGATCATTTCCCAGGACACGATTTCCTCCTGTGTTCCCGTATCTGCTGACAGTCAATACAGGTCACCACATCCGGCAGCGCCGCAAGGCGCTGTGCCGGAATAACGTTCCCGCAGTCATTGCAGAAGCCCCGGCTGTGGGGCGCTTCTTTTGTCCGCGTCTGCCAGGCTTTAACGACGCTCTGACGTTCGTTCAGAACCACTTCACTGATGCGGTCGATTTCGTCGGTCATTTCGGCCCCGCAGACATTTTGTGACGGCTTGATTTGCTGTAACGGGCAAAACCGTCAAGGGTTCTTACGCCGAGATAGCCCAGCGCCGGGGTAAGCAACATCAGCGTGATATCCCAGTCCGGTGACGGCATATGCAGCGAGATACCTTTGGCACCGGCAATGGCTCCGGCAATCTGACCGCAGGAGAGCAACAGCACATAGGCCAGACTGCTGTAACAGGAAAGGCGGGCCAGCAGCGGGCGCGTCTGGCGCACATAGCTGTCCGTGGCGTTGTCACCATTGCGGATGGTTTCCTGCTGTTCGTGGTGTGCGGCCTGCTGGTCAGCCAGCACCAGCTTCTGCCGTTCCACCTCCAGCTGTTGCAGCTGAATTTTCAGAGTTTCCAGCTGCATCAGTTGCTCCGGTGACAACATCACCAGCTTTTGTTCCAGAATGCGTTGCTGTTCAGCCACCGGCAGGCTTTCCCGGACGCTTTCCACCATACCGGCCACCGAGTCAGCGGCGGCAGATGTGCTACCACCAAACCAGCGCCCGACGGAACGAATCAGCCCCGGCCCGGCTTTCAGCAGAACAGAGGCGATGCCTGAAAGGGTTAACGGATCCACGGGAAACCTCCATACAGATAACGCTGAAAACAGAGCAGACCGCCGCAACTGCCACCACACAGCCAGAACACCGGATGCACCGGTGACATCATCATCAGCGTGCTGAAGACGCAGCAGAAATATCCCAGCGCCCAGACCACCCATGACCACACGATGATGTGGCGACCAAAAGCCCGGTAACGGACCTCAGGCAGCAGGCGAAATGGCACATTCCCGAGGCTTGCGCTGTATGAAAACAACACCACCCCGGCAAAGGACAACAACATCAACACGAACGATCGCCAGCCACATAACATGCTGATGATGAACATGCAGAGTGTCAGTCCGGCCAGTGGCCATGGCGTTCTCATCAGTCGGGAACAAATCAGCCAGTCACACAGTTTTAAAATTTTGTTCATTACCTTTTTCCACATTGAATTTTTCCCTGTACTTCTGGCACTGCCAGAAAATGTCCCGTGTATCCACGGAGTTCCAGCCACGCATGTAGTAGCTGGCGTGTGTGCCGTCATGGCCGGTGTAGTCCACCGGTTTCGGGGGCGGACCTCCGGCCATGCGGTGTAAAACCTCCTGGCGCAGGCGGTCACGCCGCCCGGCTTTCAGTGAGGCGTCCCAGCCTTTGCCCATATCCCCCCCCGCGTGGTGGACGGCGCGTTGTCGATAATTTCCAGACAGGCGTCGGTCAGTTTTTCCATGCGGTTAAACCAGCCGTTCAGGTATTTACCCTGGGCGGGTTTTGACTTGATGATGTCGGCATAAAAGCGGGAACGACGGACAATGCAGCGGGTCAGCAACCAGTCCGGGGTGGACAGGCTCACGGCCTTACGGGTACACGGGCCGATGATGCCGTCAGCATCCACATCAGCGGCTTCCTGCAAAATTCTGATGGCTTTTTTAACGCCATGCTGAACCGCCGCATCGAACACAAACATCGCCACGCCATCAGGCCACTGGTCACATCCGGCAGGCAGCCAGTAATCACGCAGGTAAATCTGTGCGGCCTGTTCGCGGGTTAAATCTTTGATGCGGGTATCCGGTTTACCGTCACCGTTGACATCGGTTTTGCCGTCAATCACACCGTCGCGGCGGTCAGAAATGCCGTATTTGGTTTCGCCGCCACGGTCAGTGGGGTCATTGACATAGACGCCTTCGATATCAGGACGCAGAATGAAATTCAGCGCATGTTCAAAGGCCGGGGAGAATTTTTGATTTTCCATAAAAGCACCTGTGAAGCAGATTTAAACGTGGTCTGCTTCATGGTGCCGGAGGCATAAAAAAAGCCGGATTTACCGGCTTCATTGATTAAAGGCGTCGTGGCGGACGACGAACGGGGTGAGGCAGGTTCGGGGAGGGGTAAAACAAATCCGGCTGGTATTTATTACGCTCCAGACGTCGCATCCGTTTGATGGCCTTGTAGACGGTTTTATACGTCACTCCGTAACGCTGAACCAGTTCAGGAATATTATGGCCGTTAAAATCACGCCAGATACGCATATCCCGGACAAGATTCTCCAGAATATTCCCCCTCGGAACATAAACCTGCATCCCGCCGATATGGCGACAAATCGCCACAACCAGCTCAAGGGAATGAACAGGGTCTGCGCCAATCCGGGCCAGCTCTTTACGCAGCAGTGCGTTCAGTTCAGAAAGTAACGCCGGATAAGCGGTGTTTTCCTGGTAATCATGAAGATATTCCAGAACGCTGTCGTCCCGGAGGTCTTCGAATAAATCCTGCTCTTTCATCTGTTTCATACAGCAATTCTCCCGCTGTTTCGTGCGCGGGCATACGCACTGGTCAGTGCATCATAGCCGCGCAGTTCCCGCCCGGATGGGCTTACAGGTAAAGGCACACCATGTCGGGCAAAGGCTTCACGGATGCAGCGCATGTGCCACTGTTTGAGCGTTTCGAGCACAACCTGCAACGATTCCCCGTGACACCAGGCCAGTGTGGAAACACCCTGACCGCCATTACGTCTGGCCGTCAGGCGCTCAACGTATTTGTCCAGCGCGGCGTCGCTGATATCGGAAACGAAACCATCAAGGAACATCTGCTGCCAGATTTTGTAAATCTTCTCGCGTGGTGTGACATGCCCCTTAAAGCGACGGCGGGGATGTTTTTTCTGCTTCTTAAAACCGCGCTCTTTCATGGCATCGAGCACACGTTCCAGTTGTGCAACGGACAGCTCGCGGCAACTGGTCTTGCCCGTGCACTGCACCAGAAAGGCGCGGTAAGTGTCATCGTCGAGTTGTAGATCACGACGAGCGACATGAATTAATTTAATAAGCGATGCGCGCATGATGCGTATCTCCATTAAAGCGGTGTTGCAGCACCGCCATTACGTTAAACAAAAGGAATTACTGAAATGTCTGAATCCACCAAAGATAAAAATTATGACTTTGCAGCATTTTCTCTTGCTGGTAATACCCTCATAAAACTCGTTGAAAAGGGCGTCATTGATATTCGCGATGCCAAAGATGTTATTGACCGAACACGGGCAACCAACAAATTCGGCAGTTCGCTCAAGTGCGATGTCATTGGCTCTCCTGCTGAGGACTGTATAGATTCTCTTTTTCTGAAACTTTGGGATTCAAAACCGTTGAAATAAACAAACAACGCTCATAATCAGCCGTTCTTATAATGGCTAAACCGTCTACACCAAGCTCACGGCGAACTAATTCGTCATGGGCTTTTTTTTCAAGAAACACAAATTCAGTTTGTAATAATGACAACTCTCGTTTGATAACACTCATAATTTCTCCCACCCCCCATTGCTCCTCGATTGCTTTGAACACAATCTCACGCATTCTTAGGGGGACACCCTTTTGCTGACAAAAATCGTCAAATGTCATGCCGAAATAATATTCATGATTTTTTTTATTTGTTGTCGTCTTACTCATTTCTTAATACCTCTTCACAATAAAAGATTTCACCGGGATAACGTTTTTGTATGCGCTCCATCACCTGCATACATGCCTGCTCTGTGGGCCAGATTTTTTCCGTTACGGGTATGGCATCGCAGGCATCATTCCCGCAGGTGCTAACCAGCAGGACAAAGCCAATTGACTTAATCACCATTCATCTCCATCTGTTCCAGGCGCTGTGCTTCGCGCATACACAGCTGCGCAATCATCATCTGGCGGGTAATGCCTGCACGAATAAACGAAGCTGCACGACGGAGATTTTTTGCATTCGCCTGTTGAATCAATGCAGGCACTGATGCCAGACATTCTGCGCTGTCTTTAATCAGCGTTGCAGCTGTTATTTCCGGTGCTTGTTGCTTATTCCTCGTCATCTTCGTCATCCTTTACATTCAGCGTTACAGGAAATTTTTCGAACATGAAAAGGGCAAGCCTTGCCCCAAGTCTCAGAAGGTTTGCTTCCTTTGAATGTGCAGGGATAACGCATTTCTCACCGTCATTGTCGAAGGTAATATCCGCATCTTTTTTATCGATAAAAAAACGACATTCCTCCACGCGTGCTTTATGCCATGCACATAAAGAGACAATGCATTCTTTCATTTCCTGATTCGTCATAAATATCACCATTTCAGATTTAGGCGCGAGCAATCCCCTGACGCATCGCGCCATAATTAAAAGAAAGTGAATTAATTAAATATTCGTAGTGGTATTAAATACCGGCTTCCTGTTCAAACGGAATAATAGAAAAATCTTCAATGCCCGATTTAACTGTAATTCCGGCAACACCTGCGACCGCTTTCGGTTCCAGTAAAATCGCTTCCCTGTTGATTTCCTGTTTCGTGCGAATAAAACGTTGCAGGCCAAGACGCTCCAGCGTTTCCATCACCGCATCCACACCGCGAATACTTACCGATGGTGGGCGCTGACGCCATGACACATCGCCGGTTACCAGGTTCGCCGTCTTCACCTTGCCGCCGTTCGTCAGTTCGTCGCGGTTCGCTTCACACCATCCCTGTACGCCTTTTGAAAGGGTTTCAATACTGGTTTTAAGGGGCGCAATCTGTGAGGCGTATTTCTCAGTAATTTCAGCGATAGCGTCATTCATTTCCGTTTCAAGTCGTGCCGCTTCGCGTTGCAGGTCACCAATCCGGCGAATATCACACACCACGGCATCGCGGGATTGAGGAACATAAGCTGCTGCGGCACTCTTGATTCGTTTTGCTGGTTTAGCCATATAAATAAAGCTCCTGTTAATTAATATTCGCTGTATACAATGCTGGATACAGCACGATTGCTTAATTCCATCTTTTGGGCAATAACATGAATAGCCAGCCCTTCTTTATAAAGTTCACGACACAAATATTTGTCGTGCTCACTGATTCGGTAAACACACAACGATATTCCGTGCCTTCTGGCATGTGCCCGGAGAGCGGTTGTGGCAACTTTCAGTTTTTTCGCCATTTCTTCGACGGTCATTTTTCCGACATTGGCTTCGATAAACTCCCGGTCTTCGCGTGACCATCTTTTGCGAGGGATTATCATCATGCCTCCTGCAATTAATGTTTAGCTGCATCCGGGTTATACCGGAATAACTCGCCTTCGGCTTCCAGCCCAAGTTCTCTGGCTGACTTCAACAACTCCTGGGTTGCTTTTTCAATAATTTCAGGAGCCATGCTCTTGATAATGCCTGCCATCACGTCATGCGGTCCTATTTGCGCCTCAGGTGACTGTTCTTCCAGTTGCACACTCATCCCTACAAAGAAACCTCCTTTTTTTGAAACTCAACATCTTCCATGCGGTTAAATTCAAAGATTACTTTTGCCATTTTGTTATTCCTCACAAATAAATAAGCCGTTATTAACGCCAGATAATCTGGCAACCATTAAGGCGGGCCGTCCAGACTGAACGGGCAACCCCTGATTTATGCTCCATAATCCTGACAGCGTTTCTGACCAGCTCCGGTGGTGGGCAGGTGATTTCAAGTACCGGGCGGGCTACGCCCAGCCAGGATTCGTTGACGTGGCTGCCGCGCTCCTGTAACCAGCTCTTTACTTCCGTTGCCATTTTGATATTCCGTGACATCATGATTTCGCTCTCCTTACGTGCGCAGCAGGGTTGAAATATCAACGTCCAGGTCTAATTCACGGAAAGCCTGACGCAGATAATCTTCATTAACACGTTCACCTTTACCGTGGGCGGTCATGGCAGCAAGGCGCAGCGAGTGGTTCAGGATGCGAAGCGCACCTGGCTTTTGTGCAATCTGCTGTAATAATTCCCGCTCGTTTTCGCCGGTAATTTGCCAGGCATCCGCAATGGCTTTTACATCATCAATTTTGGTTTTATTGATTGCCGTCCGTTTGGCAATACGGGAAAACAGGCGGGCAAATTCAACCGTTCTGTTACCACCGGTCATGTTTGAATAAACACGGTGATTCCCCATCAGAACAAGGCCAATACGGGCGGACTCCTGTAACAGGCGGAGTTCTTCCAGAACCTCAGCGCCAAGATGATCAGCTTCGTCGATAATGACCAGCCCCTGCGTACCTTCAAGACGGCGTCTCAAAGCGCGGGAGAGTGGCCCCTTACGGCGTGGTGCGTCATTCATTCCCAGTTCATAAGCCAGTTCAGTCAGGCATTCCAGAACACTGGCACAGGATGGGGTAATGGTGATCATCCAGACATTGTTATTGGTGCGACGAAATTCGCGGGCCGCTTCAGTTTTTCCCACACCTGGATTACCGCAGATAACAGAAATACTTTCAGTCAGGCTGGCAAAACGCATACTCGTCCAGATTTGGCGTGCTGTTCTGGTTTCCACAAAACGTGGTGGTTCTGGCAGCTCTGCGGCACGGTGATAGTTCTCCAGCCAGCGTTCCAGCGTCTGCGCAACACGTTCATTGTCGCCGTTGTACTTGTTATTCACGAATGCGCTTAACGTTCCTGCGGCCACGCCAGACTCGCGTGCAATTTGTGCATAAGTCGCTTTTTCACTTTCTACAAGCGTGCGCAGTCCTGCGCGAATATCGGAAATATTCATCTGAATAACCTCGTAATTAAATTTTGTTTAAACGTTAATTAAATGGCTTTTTTACGTCTGTTCTGTTCCAGAATATCCAGCGAATGATTCAGATATTCATCACGATCAGTTTCATATTCATCATCGGGTTCCTGGTATTTCACCTGCACCGTGTTACCGGAAGGCCGGAAAATACCAACAACCCTTGATTCTGGCGCTGCTGGTTCGGCTATCTGCGGCAGCAGTTCAGCAACTTCCAGCGCGTCCATTTGCTTCTGCGCCTTAATGGCTGCTTTAGTTGCAGATTTCAGTTGTTTCTGGCGGCGGCGATATTCGCGGCCTGCCGCAGCATCATTAAATGCAACAGGTGCCAGACATTCCGCTTCACAGATAAACCGACCGTCCAGGGTGTAACAATAAACCGTGCTGTGTAACTGCTGTGGATCAAACCTGACCACAACTTTTTTCACATTGGCATTCATTAACGCCATGTTGTAATAAACGTTTTTCGCGCCTTTAAGGGAGCCGCCAACTTTAAGCGTAAACTCGCCTTTGCGTGAAACGTTCACCGCCTCGGCAGGCAGTAACAGCATCCGTTTTTGTTCTTCGGTTGGCTTACGCACAATCGTTCTGGCGTATTCACGCTCGAAAACATCATCAAACGAGAGTTTGCCCCCGCACATTTCTGTTTCACGGCCTGTTCTGGCATTGAACATCGCCACACCTTCGGCAAGGGTTTTCAGAAACAGCTCTGCATCAACAGCGCGGTCGCCATAGTTATCAGGTTTTGCCTGCGGATTTGGCCCCGTATATGCACCAGCCAGTGCCGGATGCTTATCAACGTATTCCTCAAGCCCACCAACACCGAAAGCACGTTCAACAGGTTTTGCCTGGCCCCAGCCTTTACCGGCAACAACGCTTGTCCAGTGCATTTTCGCGCCCATCAGTAAAAACAGCCCTTTTGGATCGTCCTCTTTTACCTTAAAGCGGTAGCGATTGGGCGCGCCTCCCGTCAGCCATTTATTCGCAGCACCACGGGTGTTATCAATGGTGATGTGAAAATCCTCCGGGATACCGTAGCGAGTCACAACATCCATGAACGAGAGGCGAATTGAATCGATGTTCTCACTGACATCGCAGCGCCAGCCCAAAATTTTTCGGGTTTTCACATCCTGCCAGAACCATGTTTTCGGGCGGATCACATCACCGTTAAACCAGCGTACAAAGACGTTATGCAGATAACCGTCGCCGTTGATCCACTGCATGGCGTCCAGGTGTTCCACAGTTCGCTGCTGTGCCGGTATCAGATGCATCAGAGCATGTTCACCTTCACGGCAGGCAACAACCATTGCCTCGTCCAGTTGCTGAATCCGGCGAAAGGCCGTGGCACGGGAGGGAATACTCCAGCCATGCTCGCGGGCTGCCAGTTCCAGACGCTCATAACATTTGCGAAAGGCGGGTTTTTCCGGTCGCAGATAATCTGCAATCAGAAACTGCCAGGCATCCTCGTCAAATTCACTTTTGTGAATGTTGCGACGGGATGCACCACGTCCATCAACAAGCGCAGCCGCCCAGTCAGGCTTCGCAAACTTCTGTACCTGGTAATATTTGTCTCGCAAAGTGGATGCGCTGACCTGGTAATGTCCTGCAACGGTCGCAAATGCCGTTTTTGTTGAAATCCCCTGGTTCAGCATTTCGTCTGCGGCCTGAACCGCAGGCAACCATTTTTCAGCAAGTTTGCGCTGGGAATCGCTGGCTTTATCCCATTTGCTCCACAGTGCCTCGCGATCGTAATCGTGGGCTTCCAGCGTGGGGCGGGCGATTTCAAAATACCCCTGGCTTGTTTCTATTTGCTCAGATTTTAATAACAACTCAGCACGTGCTGCCGCTGGTAGAACTGATATATGAAATTCCAAAGCCTTTGAACCCGTACGCTTGCGACGTAGTTCTGGATGATTGGCTGCAAGCTTTTCAAGATTGCGGCGAATACTCACCTCATGTTTAGGAAAGCATGACATTCCTACGCATTCTTGCGCTGTTACCCAATGGGTTAACAT